CTTAGGTCTATATAATGATTTTCCTCAAACAAAGTATTAACAGCTTCTTCCTCCGCAATCTCGATAGCAGGTTTGTAATTTATTTGCATATACAAAGAAAGCTCTTCATCGTTTTGAGGTAATGACTCAGGGTCTGTTGTAAACGGGTCAGCACCTGTCGCTTTTTGTATGTCTAACAAAATATCTTTAGCGGCCATTTGGCCTTCAATCATATCTTGATACTTGCTTCTCTTGGCTTGAGACATTGCGTCTTGAGCATAAGCATTTACTTTAAAAAGCCTATCAGACATTCCATTAACAACAATATCTACAAATTTAGGCAATATAGGTACTGGAGTCCAATCTAAGTTGAGGTAAGATAAATCGCCGTCAATAGCGATTTCATTTTTATACTTCCCCACTGACTGCTCTCCTCGGGCGTATAGTCTTAGTCTATGAAAGTTTCTCCATTGGTCATAATAACGACAAGCGTTACCATCTTTTTTAAACCATTCATACTGTATTGCTTGCCCAATTTGTAATCCAAACTCGTCAGTTGCTTTTTCAGCGTCAGAAACAAATTGACTGGGAAAACCTACAGATGAAATATTTACCTTAACGTCTTTCATCTATCTAATTAATTCACTTAATACTCCGTTGTTAGTATACCTTGCAAAGTTAAGTTTTATTTTTGATTCTTTCTTTTCAGGTGTATACAAGTGCTTTTGACACGCCATTATGGCTAAACCAGAGCTAATCGAGGCATCATACTTAGTTCTATTGCTAATATCAAACTTCGCCCAGTCTTCTAATGTCCGTGTGAATGGCATAGAGCCCATTGCGTCTGAGTCTCTAAAGCTACCATCTAAATCTATGCCAATGTGTTTTTCTATATACGACTCAATAGCTGATGCGTGAGCTTGCTTAATGTCTTCGCTACTGTTTGGTATTCCACCTAACTCTCGCTCTGTTTTAGACAAACGATTAAATTGTTTGTCAGGTCTATTTAAACTAAATCCTCGGTAACCTCTATTTTTAAAATGATATAAGAGACGGGGTTTGTTGTTTTCAATTAATATTGGCATTCCGTAAAATACACAAGCCATAAGTACTTCTTCAAAAAATATTTCAGCAGTTTGTGGCCTGGCTATGTATTCAAGAAAAAACTCATTGCTTGGAGCATCGTCCATATTAAACTTGGTTAAACCATGAAGCGCTCCGTTTGAACCTTTACCCCCAACCGTTCCTGAAATATCATAACTATCACAACCAAAAGCCCCCAGGTGTTCATTCCCTGGATATTTTTTACCATTCTTATTAAAGAATCTATTTTGTAAATTTGCGCTCGGTAGCCAAGAACAAAGAAACCTTCCCTTTTTGTCTGGAGACCATATTACTTTAGTGTCTTTTATTCCGTCTTTCCAAGAAAAACTTCCTCTTGTTAAATAATGCTCTTTAATCATAGAGTCATTATAATCTATTTGTTGGTATATGCGTGTAAGATTAAATAAAGATTGTTTGCTCTCGTCACGGAACGCATGTGATTCAGTTCTTGGAAATTGTCTATAAAACTCATTAAGAGCATCAGCATCTGATTTTAATGATTCAACTTCATTTTGCCAATAATCCAAGGCCCCTTGGTTAATGTATTCACCATAAGTATCTACCTTTGGGTTTTTAGGGGTGTGAAACACAGGCATTCCGTATCTATCTATAAAGCCCTCCATGTTCCATTCCATCGGGATAAACAAACTATACATTCCGCTTTTTGTTTGCCCGTTAGCATTTCGGTTAAAAACATTAGAGTCATTATAAAGTTTTTTAAAATTGTTACCACCCTTGTCTAATGCGTTTGATGTAGAGCCCATCATACACTTGCCTATAATCCTACTACCTAAACGCAAACATGTTTTTGTAACTCTCCAATTATTAAGAATATTATTTGGCTTTATCCATTTACCGCTTTCATCGTGAACAAGCAACAATAACTTTTCGCCATCATAGCTGTTATCATCTGTGTTTTTCCAATCAATTGTTGTGTCTAATCCATAGAGCTCTTCAGTCTCTACATCATACATATTTTTCTTTGTAATTTTAGAGGCTGGTATCCTAAAGGCTAACTCTGTTTTGGGCTTATCCATACCGTCTTGTATGGGTTTAAAAAAGAAAGGTAACCTGTTAGATATCGGCACTACTTTATCTGTAAACATTTTTTTAGCATCAGACCCGGTTTTTGAAAGTATTCCAACTCTTGAATCTTTTGCAAGTGTCCCTGTGTTTACGCATTCTGAAGAACCCATAAATGAAAATCCAGAGCGTCTTATCTTTAAGTAAATCATACCAAAGCTTCTCTTATCAGCTTTGCAGGCTTCCCAATAAATATAAAATATACGATTAGCCTCACGGTACTCCGGATACCCAATGTCAATATTAGTCCACTGTAAGTACATATAATGCGCACCTGTTATATATGTTGGCACTCCATTATTCATAAACCAAGCGCCTTCATCCCGTCTATCAAACTCTCCTTCTATGTAATCTACCCATCTGTTTTTAAACTCTGACGGCATTTCATTCCATTGAAATATAGACTGTATTCTGGAAAGCTGCTTAGGTAATTGTTTACGCTCCCAATACTGTTCTTCTTTTTTAGAGTGTCTTTGAAGACACTCATCTGGAGTTTTAGGAAGCGCTATATGCAGTCCGTTAATTAAAATTACATTTCCAATTTGACCTGTTTTTGAAATTATAACAACATCATATTTTTCATTATATCCATATACCCAACTTCTATTTCTATTTTTGTTGGTTATTACGGATTTAGAGATATAATCTTTAACTACTCTATATAATTTATTTTGACCTTCTTTCTGCAAAACCTTGTTTTGAATCTACACTGTTATTATTTTTACTTAAAGATAAAGCTTCTTTTTCACTTTCTATTCTATTTAAAATCTCAAACGCATCAAATATAGCAAGCTTTTTTGTTGCTGCCGCATTTTTTAATCTATCCGCAGATATATCGTCTTCTGGGTCTGGCTTTATTATATCTTCTTTTGCTACCTTTATAAGTTGCTCTACAGCTCTTCGCCCCGCATTTATAATTTCTAATTTAATTTCTTCAGTAGATTTCATAAAACCATAGTTATTTGGTGGTCATACATCCTGTAAAGTTTTTTACCATCTAAAGTAAACTTGTATTCACTATCCGGTTTAAAAGAAACTAAGTCCCCCCTCTTAACGCCTTGTTGTGATAACTTGCTATTTGGGTAAATCATCTTTGCGACTAAAGGCTCCTCCTTTAATGGTTTTAAAATAATTGATTCTTTTGGAGGTATAGGTTCAACAAAACAATACTTATCATGAGCATACCACTGGTGGATTTTTTTGTACAAAAAGAATTGGTCGTTATCTACTAAAAACAAATTTTCCTTAAGAAAACTTTTACCGCTTTTACGCCTTCCTTTTATGTCGTTATAAAATTTAAACACATTATGATGCACAAGCAAAGTGTCGCCTGGTTCAATTTCTCCACAATACCCTATAGGTGTAGATAAAACTACAGCCTCCCTGTTTGCGGACTCGTAATCTTCTTCAGATGTACTTACTACAAATTCAATACCGCCAATTTTTTTGGTGTTATTGTACCTCTTATTATCTTGAGGTTGTACGATAAAACTAAATGGTGATTTCAAAAGTTTATATTATATTCAATTGATATAGGCATTGTTGAGCTAAACTCTTTCCAAAGCATAACTACCTCCTTATCTTGAATATAAATCTTGAAAGAATCTTTTGGCTCGTCATACTTTATTAAATGAATAATGTAATTACCACCTAATACATCTTGCCCAACCAAGTAGTGCATAGCGCCTGACTTGTAATCAGGGCCAACTGATATTTTTCTTATGTCCATTTAATTTAATTTTATTAATTTTTTAATTTAAACTTGATATTATTTCATCTAATTTTAATTGATACTCCTGCATAACTTCTTCAGTCCAAATACTTGAAGCTGTATCTTGAAGTTCAATTGGCAAATCCTCTATAGGTATGAAAGGAGAATAAGTACTAACAAGAGTCTCATTATCTTCTAATTTATAAACACCTCTTATCACGTATTCTTCAGCTACTTCTATTTGTATTAATTCTTTCATAATTTTACGCTAATCTATAGTTTATATATCCTTTTAATCTAAACAAAGCTCCGCTTGTAATAACAGAGCCAAGAGATACTGTTGATATTAAATTATTGCTTTGATGTGTTAAACCAACTCTGTTAGATGAGGACTTTGTAAAAGAAACTGGTATTGAATTAGTTCCTTCTGTATAAGTAAAAACACCCCCTATAGACTCTACCGTGCCTCCAGAAGGAGAACTTGCGATAGCGTAAGGTAATCCTTCTATAAATGGAGAGCCTGTTGATGATGCCCAAGTAGCAGTGCCCCTAATTTCAAACCAGCATGTTATGGTGTTGCCTATTATGTTATATGTTCCTTGAGGATATCCTGTGGTTGGTACAAAATTAAAATTAATGCCACTGCCTAAACCTATGAGCTGAGGAGTCCACATACCTTGATTAATAACTGTACTTCCTGTATTAATTCTTAAGCCTCCATTACTTTGGTAGAGACCTCCTGAGGGTATTCCAATAGCAGTTGCAGCTGTATCGTCACTTGCTGAAAACGAAGGTACTGTTGGTAAAATAACTCTTGGCACCTGAGGTACTGTTCCGCCACTACCACCGCTTATACCGCCTTCTGTTATTAATAAAGCATTTGCGTTTGTTGTTGTGCTACTTCCTACTGCAACTACAAATTTTGTTTCTCCAAGTCCGTTATTTCGGTCTATTGTTGGATATAATGTAGTATCATTTCTGTAACCTAAAGTCATTGTTTGATTTACCCCTACTAAATCTCCACCAATATTGAAATCGTTTCTATGTGGAGTTGATGAAAGGCCTAAATTAGATATACTATATCCAAAGCTAAATGAATTTTGTAAAGTATGCCTTAAATCATTATCGTGTCCTATAACAAAACTCAATCCACCACTTGAAGGTGCGGGGCTTCCATCATCAGTTAAAAGCAAATTGTCTGACCCAATTATTAAAGAGTTGTTTAAACCCGAAAAGTTACTTGGGTATTCATCTCCCATTTGGTTATTTTGACCAATTACGTGAGAGTTATTTGAATATTTTAATATGTTGGTATTACCAACATTCATAGAGTTATCAGATTGTATTGTTTCATTATTATTTCCAAATGAAACTGACCTATCAGAATCATTAAGTATTTGATTACCACTACCAACTGTCAAACAATGGTCTGAACCATTAACTATATCATTTGAACCACTACCAATAACAAGAGAACTATCATCTACTTGAACATTTGTTGGGTTAGGTGAGATTACCATTCCACCCCTAACGTATGCTTTTTGTCTTACTTCTAATGCGACTAAACCCGCATTTAAACCACTACCGACATCTATTTTAGCATTAAATTCGTTTACTCCAAAATTTCTTGTTGCATTAAAGTTTCTACTTGAAGAAATATTTATATCTGCTCCGTCATCAGTAATTTGAGAATCTGTTAAATCAGTAGTTGTACTCCAAATTGGTATAGTATTAACTGTACCTGAACCGCCAACTCCGCCGCCGCCGCCTCCAGAAACAACAGACCAACCGCTATTTTGACGAGCATATTGCTGCCCATCAGTTGGAGCTTCTGGAAAACTAACTTTTAAATTATTTGTACTTATATCACTTGCTTGTTGTACGCTTATGGTTGTTGTATTGCCAGCTAATGCTTGCCCTGCACCTGAACCTATTTCAAGAAAACCACCAATATCAATGTCCCCAAGGCTACCTGTTCTTTCAAGCGTTAAAGTACCACCGCTATAAGTACCCCCGTTTACGTAGTTGTCAATGTCAACAGCGGAAATTTCAATAACTTCTCCAAAAGCGGTAACCCCTAATGCAAAAGCTGTTGTTCCTGTAATAACTCCAGAACCGTATGCGTTTAACCTTATATTATCTCCACCAATCGCAACTTGGTCAGCTACGTTATCTATAGCGTCTTTACCAATAGCAACACTCCCCTGGTTTTTTGTCCAAGCGTTTTCACCTATAGCTACGGATTGATTAGACTCTGCTTTTGCGAGATAACCTAAAGATATACTTCGGTTGCCTAATGTTACGCTTTCAGCTCCTATAGCAAAAGAGCCCTCTGTGGCATTTACATTTCTTGAAAAAGAAACAGTCTCACCTGCATCTAAAATAAATCCTGGTGAGTTTACAACAATAGTGTATACATCTCCAGCGGGTGTACCCGAATTAAATGTTGCGCTAACAACTGTATTTATTCTATTGTCTTGAGATTCAGTCCAAGTTTGACTATTAGAGCCATTATTATATATTGTGTCTCCAGGCTGTATATTAGCTCCCCCTATTACATTTATAAGTTGAAAAGCTGTAGTGGGTATGCCTACTGATGTTTGAATTATACCAGCGGCAATGTCTGTTACGCTCACGCCTTCTCCTAAAGCGCCTGAACCATGTCCAGAAACAAAACTACCATGACCCGAGGCAAGTCCTTCAGAGCCTACATTAAAAGCTCTCCAGCCCATAGCAAAAGCACCAAACGACCCTCCCGCTAAAGTTTCAAATCCAAAAGCTGCATTTTCATTAAAATCTGAAATTCCTAATCCAGCTATAGCATTGTTTCCAAAAGCTATAGAGTTTTCTGAGTTTGCTCTAACTACTGAATCTTTTCCTGCGGATAAACTGTAATTACCACTTGCAATAGTGTTATCACCCATAGCTGTTGAAACATCTCCACTTGCTGTTGTGCTTCTTCCCATTGCTGTTGAAGCAATTCCACTTGCATCTGTAAACGAACCCATTGCTGTTGAAGCAATTCCAGACGCTTGGGTATTACTACCTATGGCTGTAGAAATATCTGCGGTTGCTGATGATGAAGAACCCATAGCTGTTGAAGAGCTTCCACTTGCAGTTGTAAGTTGACCCATTGCTGTAGACCTGTCTCCACTTGCTGTTGTTTGACGCCCCATAGCTGTTGAACCGCCTCCACTTGCTGTTGCGCTTGACCCAGATGCAAATGAATTATCTCCACTTGCTGTTGCACCATTTCCCATAGCTGTAGAGGTCGCCCCACTTGCTACTGTTCCCTGACCCATAGCTGTAGAACGAGTTCCACTTGCTGTATTAAAGTTAGGGCTATTTAAAACTACAGACTTTATGCTTTCGTTTATAAATACACTTTCAGATGTAATTGTATTCAATTGACTTCCTACAAATATTTTACCTTCAGGTAGATTAGGAACGTCATTCTCTCTTCCTAAAGCAAACACTTCAATATCTCCATTATTTGCATTTGACCTGGAAACAACGGCAATTTTTTGTATTAAATTGGGAGTAATTGGTTTAACATTTGTAAGACCCCCGTTTGCTGCCACATACAATGAGTCGCCTACACTATAAGAAGCAGTATTAAAATCAGGGAAATCACCAGCTACAATTATTTCACCGGTAGTGTTTTGAGCTTGATTAGATACCGCTAATCCTATAGCACCCATTTTAGTGGGGTCGGATGCAAAAGCTTTTTCTACTTCAGTAAGATTTTGACCATTGTTATATCCAGTTATATAAACAGGGTCACCCGCATTTACTGCTTGCGCAAATCTAACCGTCTGTATAATTTTTTCAGCGCTTTCTACGTTAAAGGTATTAATATTTTGATATTCTAATTGACCTGAAGAATTAGAAACAAGTACATCATTTTGTGTTCCTAAAGAAGCATTGGTGTCTTTAACAGCCCCTTGTAATGAAAGAATAGATTCAATTACTACTTCTTCTCCAGCCCCAGTGCCAATAAAAAGAGTATTATTATTAGGGTCTTGAATCATAGATACTGGAGCAGCATTACCAAGAACCTTGGAAGCTGTCCACATAGCCATGTTATTTGTTGTTCCCCCACCATCTACAGATGAGTTGTCTATCTTATCCCAGAATATATTACCAGCATCATCTTCAGATATAATAGCCCAGTCACCAGGACTCCATTGAGTTATTGGAGTTGTTTGGCCCTGCAACGAAGCTGTTCCCGCTGTAGAAACTACCCAGTATTTACCAGTGTTTCCAGCTATTAGTTGTATGTTTTGAAGATTTGGATTACCTCCATCGGTAATACCACCCTCAGCAATTGTTCTCGCATCCCAAGCTCCTTGAAACTCAAGACCTGAACCCTGAAAGTTTTGCCAAGTTACATTACCCAAAGAATCAGAAACTAATACTTGTTCATTGTTTCCAGCAAAACTATTAGCATCATAAATTTTTCCAAGTAAATATAAATTAGCATCTGGGTTTATTGTTGCGTTTGTTTTAAAGAAAGCATCACCTTCAAAAGTAGACACACCAAATGGAGTAAAAGCATCTGCTATTATTAAGCTTCCAGCGCCTGAGCCATTATCTATAGTTACGGTTGTACCTAAAACAGCTGACCCAGACTGCTGAGCTGTATCTTGACTTATAAGAGAGCTTACTATTTTTTCAGAATCAGCTCCTGCTGACGCTGCAGTAAACACGGGTATTCTATATGAAACCCCATCAAAAAGTCCATCAATGATAAAATCTTTTAGGTCAGATATTGTAAAAGTTTTAGTCTGCTTCTCAATTGGAGAAGAGTCTGCGTCTGTACCTATTAAATAATCCGCACCCTGTATTGGTGATGCTTCAGGGTACGAAAGTTTATCACTGATTTTTGACATCTATATTATTCTTTTTTTTCTGAGACCTCTCCTGTTTGAATATTTACAACAGAATTTTCCCCATATTTTTTGATTAACTTCTCTTCTTCTTTAGCGAACTTTTCTTTTAATTCACCTAAAGAGTTTATTAAACTATGCTTTTGAATTTCAACATCAGCTATAGCGCCTTTTGTCTTAGTAAATTCATTGTTTAAGGATTGTAGAGCTTCTAACTCTTTTTGACTTAATTTTGCCATGATTAAAAATTATTTAATTTATTGTACAAAGATATGAATTTTATTCTTGCTTATCTTTTTTAGTTTTCTCCCAAGTTCTTCCTACAAAATAAGCTCCGTAAACTGTAATTAGCAATGATTGAAATATCGGTATATATTCTTTTGCTATTTTAAATTCACCTATATTCCCGTCAGTAAAACATAAAGCTGTGAATATTACAGTTAGATAAATAAGAACCATTGGCCTTATATTTTTAGACAAAAAAGAATCTGACTGCATATCATACTTCCACCTGGCGCTAACTTGCTCTTGAGCCTCTTTATCAGCCTGCTCTAAAATCTCTTGAATTTTTTGCTTAGCCTCAAGTCTTTCTTCGTCTGTAGTAACTAAGTCATCAATAACATTACCAACTTGTTTAATTACGCCGCCAGTTAACCATTGTATAATTTTTTTCATAACGTACAGTATTCATTTGTTGCATCAAAACTTGGGCAAGATTTTGTTGAAAAATCTCTGTGACCATGTATAGTAGCTTTAGGAAATATATTTTTTAGCAATCTTAATAAAGAAAGAAAGCTTGCAATTTGAGCGCTTGTTCTGTTGTCTTCTGGAGACATGTCTTTATCTACACCACCAGCATAACAAAGACCAATGCTATTTTTATTGTGATTTTTAGTGTGAGCGCCTTGTTTTTCTAATGGCCTGCCCAATTCTATTTGACCATCTCTTTTAATAAAAAAATGGTAGCCAATTCCTGACCACCCTCTTTGCTTATGCCAATCGTCCACCAGTTTTGCGTCTACATACATGTTTGGTGGTGTAGCGGAACAATGAATAATTATTTCATCAATTGTTCTCATTTATTTATTTTAACTCATAAAGACGTTCTTCCATTATTTGAAGTTGTTGTTTAACATCTGAAAGCTCTTGTTTTATAAACTCTAATTCTGTATTTGTTTTAATTAGCGCATCTGTTATTTCAGAATTAATTGGCGCTTGAACCGGAAGAAGTTTAGCTTCTTGTATTTGAGCTTGAAGAGAATAATACATGCCCGTCATGGATATGACAAGTAGAATAATTGTAACAAGATTTTTTGGTGTTAAATCAATCTTGGTCTGTTCGCTCAATTTGCTCATTTGTTACGAGTGTATATATTACCTTTATATCGTTTACGAGCGTAGTGGTCTGATGAAATTCCATGATACAAATATAATAAAATAATTACAGAATATTTATGGGCAACATTCTGTATAATCAAATTGTGCTGTCCAATCCCCTGCATTGGGTGGGTTAAATGCCTGGTTAGATACTACGCATGGATTTATAAGGCCATTCGGGTTGTTTGGGTCTATCTCGTAATTTCTCATTTGAATTGTTCCAGCATTACCATTTCCATTCGCCTGGGTGTTATCCATAAATATAGTATTTAACCCTGTTGTTAAAATAAGCGGGTTAAAATAATAAACTACCATGCCTGGTAAGGGACAAACGAAATCTGCTTGAGTTATAACTTTATTAGTGTCGGTGCTCCCAATAAAAATAGAGCCTACTTGAGCCGCCTGGTTTAAATCAAGAGACCCAATAAATTGATTGTTTAAATACAAATCAAAATTGTCATCAATGGCTGAGTTGTTATTACAAACCTGAAGAACAAAAACTTTATCAGGGCATGACGGGGGCGGCGGATTGCCAAACCCTTGGGTGTCATTGTTTATTCTATTTGCTATTGCAATTGATAAAGCCATTGTTTTTGTATTACCACAATGATATAATGTCGGTTGCAGTTGTATTAGTTGCAAATACTTTTACGACTTGCACTGGAACAAATGAGCCCGTTGGTAAATTTTTAAATACAACATCATCACCGCCAGCTGTTTCAACTCTTACATCACCGCCAACTCCAACATAGAGAACACAACCATTGTTTACTCCACCTGAAATAGAAGGAATAGTGTCAGTATCACTTGGGGTAACTATTGAGGCTCTTCCTGCTTGTAATTTTTGATACGCCATTTTATTTGTTATATGGGAATTTTCTATTTAAACTATCTCTACGCTCACCACATCCGCAGGGCTTCCCTGTTGCCTTGCTTACAGTGTCGACAACCTTCTTAATACCAGTTGCGGTAGTTATTTTTTCGATGGTATCTCCTAATCCTCTTGATTTCATTTTTTGCATGTACACAATTTATTTGGACAGCTATCTATCTTAAACATAAGTTTAGATATTAGCCAATTCCATTTGCATTGAAACTTACTCCAAACGCTTTGCATCCAGAGACCTATTTTTACAAAGAGCTTGCCCATTACTTTTTAATTAAAGAACCTAAGTGCGCGTGAACTTTCCCGTCTTTAATACACTGATGCTCATAACTCATAGAATGGTCTCCGCCATAAGCATGACCATAATCTTTTTTAGACATTGCTTTAGATTCATCACGTCTGTCTTTCATAGACTGACTATGCTTACCTTTGTGTTTCGCTCCTAAAGACTCATCGAGTCTTGAATTATAACCTTGTTTTTTCATATTACAAAGATACTAATATTTTCCTTTCCTACTTTTTGGAGATGACTTGGTAGAACCCCCTTTACCTGCCCATAGATTTTTACAAGCCCAATATCTTGCAGTTAGTTTAGATTTGGCGGTATCACATTTATGTCGAGCTTTAAATGACTTGCGTGCTGCAGCAGAATAGTTGTGCCCATATCCTTTAGCTCCAAAGTGAATAAGCTTCTCTTTACCGCCCTCACACGCCTTTACCATTTTCTTTTTTCCAGCCCTGTCGCTTGGTCTAACGACATTGCATTTCATTTTGCTTTTATCTGCCATACTATGCGTTTCTTACTCTTGCCGCAGAAGTGTTAGATACAAATTGAGTACCCTTGCTCCCTGCTTTCTTTTTTTTTCTGGCTGTTGCGGCCAATTGTCTTTTTGATAAACTACGAGCTTTTGCTAACGGCAAACAACGGTCAGGATTCTTCTTGTTTTTAGAAGTACCACAAGCCCCTTTTATCTTTCCGTCAGTACCAATGCGAACCCATTTTTGGTCTCGCCATTTCTCAAGCTCACCCATTACAGCATTCCTTGTTGTCTACGCTGAAGTCTTTTTATTTTTCTTTCAGCAGCTCTTCTTGATATATTTCTCTCAGAGCTTCTTCCGTTTCTATTTTTTAAAACAGTTCCACCTGATGGTGTAACATTTATTTGTTTAAACACAGAAGTACTCTTCCCGTTTTTATTTTTTATTTTTGTTTTGCTTGCAGAAGAACCGTCTGGGTTTGTTGATATACTGTTCTGTCTAAACTTGCTCTTACTTGCGTATCCATTTCTGGTCATTCTATTTGATGAAGTATAAGAAGACCTGGAAGTAACATAATTAATATCCTTGTCTCTAAAACCTATGTCCCCGTGCTTTTTCATGCTGTTGTTTTTCTTTTTTTCATTTTACGAACTCTGTCTGGATTGTATGACTGACCAGATGGCCCAACTTTAAACTTAGACTTAAGCTTTTTAATATCTTTATTTCTCATAGGGATTTCATTCTCATTAAGAGGCCCCATCTTTCCGTAATTCTTGTGTCCTGGGAATGGCATAATTATTTCTTTTTCTTTTTCTTAAGAGCCACAAAATCTGCAGCAGTTATTTTATTTAAAGGCATAGCTGCTCTCGCAATCTTTCTTTGTCCTTTGCTTAACTTACTCATTTCTTTTTCTTTTTATACATTGTTTTAGTCTTGGGTTTAGCCTTTGACTTTTTTTTACCGTATGCCATAATTATTTCTTTTTAGCTCCTTTAGCGTAGTTAGGGTCTTTACAATACTTGCTTGCCGCCATATTAGCGTAAGCTGAAGGGTACTTATCAAATGTACGCTTCGCCCACGCAATACCGGCGGGGCATATTTTATTTCCTTTTGTTCGTCCTTTTTTTGCCATAATTATTTTAGGTATTATCTATAAGAAATACGGGTCCTGTATAATTTGGTAGAATAGTTGGCCTTGTTAAAAAAGTCCAAGATGCTCCAAAATCACTGCTTAAATAACCACCAGATGGATTACCTATACGCTGGATAAATATAAACTGACCTGTGTTCGACATAGACGTACCGTAATTTCCTGATACTCCGTTTACTACTGTAAATGTAGCCCCATAATCAGAGCTAATGTAAAACCCAAATTGACTTCCGCCAGCGACATATTGACCATCATAGCTTTGTTTAAGCCTATTGTCAGGGCTGATGCTTACTTGATTAGAAAGTTTCCAAGTTTCTCCAAAATCATCTGAATATTGATTTCGTAAGGTTGAGAAGCTGCTTGTAGGCCCCACAGCAGTTACATACTGTCCTGTTCCTGAACATGATGTGTCTAATAAGTTATACCTGTCGCCAAACATATTGTTTGAAACTATATCCCAAGTTACGCCAAAATCAGTAGACCTTACAATATATCCATTGGTAGCGTTTGGGTTAGTATCATCACTTATTCCAACATAAATATATTGGCCATTACCTGACATAGAAGGGGATTCGGCTCGTTCAAAGTTTATACCTGCTGGAAGTAATGCGTCAAATTTAGTAGCTTGGTCTGTCCATGTTGAACCAAAATCATTAGAAACCCAAAAATTGTGTCTTGTGGAGACGCTTGTGTTAATGGTTACCATCACCTTGCCGCTTTTTGACATTTTTGTAAATGCGGGTGAACCTCCAAGTATACCAGGTATAGTTGCCCAACTAACGCCGAAATCCGTTGTAAGAGATAGAGAACTGCTGGCGGAGCTTGAGTCTGATGCTAATCCGTATTCAAAATCATCACTTGCCGCAACAAAGCCTTCACTGTTTGTAGTTGCGCCAAATGATACTGGAGGTGCGGTAATATTTAAAGAACTATCTAATAAAGCAACGTATGGGCTTCCTGATTGCCCCGACAAAAACGTAGCGTTTGCTCCTTCTACAGGTACATAATCGTCAATTGGAAATCCTACGTCTACTATAAACGTTGGCCCATCACCTACGTTCCCAGCGTTCGTTGTAGCCGTCCATGTTAATCCTCCATCTGTTGAGTAATTGTAAGCTGGAGTGGGGTCACTTGAATCTGTGCCTATTATTGTTAGTCCAGAGTTAGAGGTTCTAACATTTGGAGCTTGTATACCGGTGCGCGATGATTGAGGTAATGAAAATGCAAAATTAGAGCCGTACCATTGTATGGTATTAAAATTATTTCCTGAAATTGTATAATATTTACCATCAGTATTTTGAGCAACCCCACTACTTCCTATTACAGAGGAAATAGTATCAGATAAGCCTGAATAATCTTTTTGACTCCAGAGCTGTCCATAATCAGTTGATTGATAAGAGTTGGCATAGGTAAAAGAAGAAGTGGCGTTTATAAGTGTGATATACTCACCTTTTCCTGATATCATACCAACTATCCCAGAGTTAGTTAAACCGCCTGTGATAGCATCAGTTGATACAAAAGAAGCTCCATAATTAGTGGAATAAAAACTTTTGTTTAAAGCACCAAAATTAGGGTCTTCTAACCTGAGGGTCATAAATATAAACTTACCTCCTGCAGACATATCTATTTGACGTATATCAATTATATTTGACCAAGTATTTAATGGAGGTAATATAATTATATTTAGCTCTGACCAAGCCGCCATTCCGTTACGTGATATAATTAATCTTCTATCAGTAACAGGCTCTCCTACATTTATCAAGGAAATAACTACATTTCCTGATTTTGACATTTTTGTTTTTGACCAAGATGTTCTATCTGCTTGCCCTAACACCTGTACGTTTACATTTGTAAAAGTTTGTCCACTATCAACAGATTGTAATGCTGTTAATGGATTGGTCGTATCTCCTGTAACAATCATTTTTGTGAAGTCATCACTTACTCCAGCTAAATGATAACCAGAGGGTATGGTTGCAAAAGGGTTTGGCGGAGTTAGAGGGTTAAAATCTAAATCGTACAACTGTATTTGAGAACTTGCGTTTGTTTTTATTAGCCTTGCCTGCCCTTCAATAGGGTTGTAAGGGTCTTCATTAGAAGACGCAATTACAGTACCTGATACTACTTGTTGTACGTTTTGGTTTGTCGCTTGATAAGTCCCTGTTGGGTTAGTTGCTGTAAATGGATTAGATGCTTCAAACTGAAATCCTGCATTAACATTTGCTCCCGTTACAAAGGCGTATGTATCAACAAAAGGTTGACCTGTTTGCTGTGCACCTTGTAAATCTCCAGTTAACGTATAATTAGGCGCTCCAGCAGTATTATCTACAATATTGTTTACAAGCGGTGTCATTGTAACTGTTACATCAGAAACAGGTACAATAGTACCCCCTACTGTTTGTGTTACATTTTGGTTGGTCGATGAAAAAGTTCCAGAAGGGTCAGTTGCTGTAAATGGATTATTTGTGTCAAATGCAAATCCAGGGTCTACAGTGACTCCTGTAGTAAAAGAATATGTTCCAACAAATGGCTGTCCAGATTGAGTAGCCCCATCTTGGTCTCCAGTTAAAGTGTAATGTGGGCCGCCTGGCTCGTTATCTACAATATTATTTACAAGCGGCGTCATGGTTACAGTAACATCAGAATCTGGGATAATTTTTCCAGCCAACACTTGCTCTACGTCTAAGTTGTTACCAGGTATAGTTCCAGATGGATTTGTTGGATTAAACGGATTGTTAGTGTCAAACCTATATCCTTGGTTTGGAGTTACCACAGTTGTGAACGCATAGACCGTACCTTGCTGACCAGTTATAGTATCGCCCTGTAAATTACCAGTAATAGTATAGTTTGGCGCACCTGGATTTAAGTCTACGATATTATTTGTTAAAGGTGTCATAGTCACCACAAAATCGTTTGGTGGAAGCGGAACAATAGTTCCTGTAAGTTCTCCATTTACAGTCGCTCCACCCACCGGTATTAGCCCTGATGGATTAGTAGAAGCAAAAGCTGGGTCAAACTCAAATCCTTGGTTAGCAACTCCTGTGGTTAAGAACTCATAAGATGTACCTACTGTACCAGTCACTGTCGAACCATTTTGAGCACCACTTAATTGATAGTTAGGCGCTCCAGGCTCGTTGTCTACAATTGAGTTTGTAAGATTTAATACAACAGTATATTCAGTTGGCTGAATATCTGGCTGTACAATCATAAGTATTCCTGGCACATTAAGCGGGTTTTCCGCAGTACCATCTGTTTGATATACGTCTCCATCTGTTAACCCACCATTTGTGGCCGCTACGTTGTCCGCAAATATAGGACAATCAGTAAGCGTTAAACTTTTTGCTTCTAAATGTCCGGCTAATTCCGAAGGAACATCTAATGTGCTTTTAATAAATTTTGTTGTTGTGGCAACGGGAACTGTGTCTTTTGTTTCTAAATAAGTAAACTCTTGAATATTATTAGAGTTTGTTACTGAAGTTCTCATACAGATTCCGTAACCTTCATCTACTGTTGAGCCATTAAAACTTAAATCAATTAAATGGCCATAAGCATAATTTACAGTTGAAGAAGGAGCAGTAATGTCGATAGTACTCTGCGTACCTATAGCATTAGTTATATTTCCTGTATGCGTGTTTGAATTTAAGATTGATTGGTTATGTGCTCCACCAACTACACCAACAATTTTTTGTCCACCTTGTTGTAGTTTAGCAACATTAACCGAGCCGTAAATCCCATTGCTTATTGTGGCATCAGCAATTGTAGATAAATCTACAAGGTTATATGTACCGTAAATCTCTCCAATAGGGTCTGTTCCGTTGTAAACTATTCTATTAAATGTTCCATAAAATAAATCGTTTGGAGATTCAGTACCTGGTGCGTGGCCGCTTTTTGTTACAAAGTTATATATACCTACTTGGTCTGAAGAAGTGTAGTTGTTACTAATTACAGCAACATTACTATTATAAGGATTATCACAAGAGTTTACATTTTGAAGTACAATATAAGGGCTACAAAGTCCCTCTCCGCCACTACCATTTATATAACCAGCAAGCTGGTTTACAGTAACAGTTTTAGTCTGCTTCTCTATAGGGTTTGAATCAGCATCTGTTAAAACTAAATAGTCACTCCCAGATAAATTACTGATAAGCGGATATGCCTCTTGATTACTTATTTTAGCCATTAGTTATTGTGTTGGTAGTGTAGGTTTGCTTCCAAATGTTCTTAGTCCAGTTTTTGGCAATGACTTTTTTTTAGATTTAGTTTTAGTTTTTTTACCCTTCTCTAAATTACTTAGCCTATCTATAACAGCATTTCTAAATGCAATGTCATTTTTATCTGAACTCATTTATTTATCTTTGTGACAAAGTTACAAAATTTAATTTATGTCAAATCGAAATCACGACTACCTAAAATATTGGCGTGTCATCAGGTATTTTATCAAAGCTAAGTACAATTTAACACAGGCTGATTTAGATATATTATTCTTTTTATATTCAGAATCTTATTTTTCAAAAGATAGATTTGACGAGTTTGATGAGCTATTATCTTGGAATGTAAATAGATTCGATAATCTACTTCGTGATGGTTGGATTGAAGTATTTAGAAAACGCTCTGGCAAAACAAAAGGACTATATCAACTTTCTTACAAAGCTGTTAGATTGATAAGTTCTACTTATAAAAAACTGCAAGGAGAAGAAATACCCACAAGTCAATCAGCTAACCCTATATACGCTAAGAACGTTTCTTATTCAGATAAGGTTTATAAAAACTTTATAACTGAAATGAACAGGGAGCTAAAACAAAAAAAGCATGAAGACTAATCCTTATGATATAGAGTTTGTATACAATGAGCTTGGGTGTACAAAAGAACAACTTGAAGAGCTAACTCATACAGGAAGTGTTATTGAAATAAAGTCTGACTTTTTTAAAAGAGGTGTGTCTGAAATTCATGGATATGGAATGTTTGCTCAAAAAGATATTGAAAAAAATCAATACATTGGAATGGCATCTATAGATAATAAATATAAAACATATTTAGGTAGATACGTAAATCACTCAAGGAGGGCTAATATAAAATTTATATTTACCGATACAGGAGATTTAATAACAAAATCTATTAAAGAAATAAAAAAGGGGGAGGAATTGTTTGTTGATTATACAAATCACTTTTTAACTCCTGAGTATTTATAATACTACAACAACGTCCCTTAATTGAATGATGGTAAACTTTTCGTTTTCAATGAGCATTGTGTACCCTCGGCTTTCGTCATAATAAATAGTGTCTCCTTTCTTAACTACAGAAACTTCATTGCCTGGCTCTATAACTTTTCCCTTTTGATATCTAAACTTACTTGTATCGTCTGAAGATAAAAGTAATCCAGATTCTGTTTTTACATCTTCCTTTATCTGATTGATAAGAATATTTGTTCCAATTACTTTCATAGATGGCTAATTAAAACATAAATTCCACCACATATTCCTAAAAGAGCGTAAAAAACCATGAAAGCTAATATACCCCATGCGATACCTTCTAATATTTTTTTCATTTTGTTTCGTATGAACGAGCCATAGTTACAATGGCGTTAGTTGATAGTATTGTTACAGCAACAGACACTGCATTTTGCAAGGCGCTACGAGTAACTTTTAGTGGGTCAATAATTCCCATTTCAAACATATCGCCATAAGTTTCTTCTTTTACATCATAACCGTACTCCCAATCTTCACATAAAACATGTTCAGGAATATCATCATTTATATAAATATCCTCTAAATTATACCCTGCGTTAAAAAGTATTTGTCTTATTGGGGCACGAAGTGCGGCGTTTAAAATCGCGTAAGCGATTTTTTTCGAATGATTTTTTTCTGCCATCTGAAGTTCTTGGTACGATTCATGAATATTGTAAAGCGCTACACCACCGCCCGGCAAAATCCCTTCTTCAAGAGCAGAACGGACAGCGCACACAGCGTCATCAACTCTGTCGTAAAGTTCCTTCTGCTCCAGGTCGGTGTTACCACCTACGTATATAACCCCTATTCCGCCTGTTAAAGACGCTATACGGGACATTATAAAATCTTTGTCATGTTTCTTGGTAGCATTATCATAAGCCACTCTAAGCTCAGCTACACGTTCAGAAACGTCAGGCACATCATCGCCCTCGTCTTTGAGGATAACCGTTGAGTCACGACCAACTATCACCTTGGCGGCGTGACCCAAATCAGTAAAATTAATAATACTCAAGTCATCCCCTGTCTTTTCAGAAAAGTATGTAGCTCCAACTGTGTGAGCAATGTCTTGCATTAGCTCATGTTGTTTGTATCCAAAGTTTGGCGGAGGTATGTTACAAATCTTCAAGTTATTTTTCATCACGTTAGCCGCAAGCGTGTTTATAACATTAGTTGCTGTTGGCGCAATAAGCAATAATTTTTTTCCGTCTTGTATTATTGGCTTTAATACGTTCTCTATTTGAAGTATGTTTGATACCTCAGCATCAGAAACCAATATATAAACATCCTCAAGTATACACTCATCACGCTTCTGGTCATTTATAAATAAAGGGGTAGAGTATCCTTTGTCTACTTTAATCCCCATGGTAGTTTCAAAATACGTAGATGAACTCAAGGATTTCTCAACGGTAACAATGCCGTCCTTACCAACCTTGTTGTATACGTCAGATATAATACCACCCACCTGCTTGTCGTTATTAGCTGATATAACAGCTACATCCCGCATCTTTCGCTTGTTTAATTTTTTAGATTTTTTCTTTAGAGTGTTAACCGTTGAGGTTGTTAAATCAACCAGGTGTCTAAGCACCTCAGTGCGATTTGTTTCTGTCGCTAAATAATCTGTACCCGCTTTCACAAGAGCTTCCGTAAGTACAATGGCTGTAGTAGTGCCATCACCAGCTAATGAAGCTGTTCGGTCTGCCGCTTCCTTCATCATGCGAACCGCAAGGTTCTCGGTGGGGTCTATAAGGTTAATTGATTTGGCAACAGTTACTCCATCTTTAGTAACAGTAATCCCGCCAACGTGTTCTGGAGATTCTATAAGCACCGTGTTGCCCTGTGGGCCTAAAGTACTCTTAACTGCGTTTGATAGTTGGGATATGCCGGAGATTAATTTATCTCTTCCGTCTTTACCGAATTGTAATTCTTTAGGTGAGTAGCCTTGATTCATTATTTGATTTTATTTAATTCTTAGCAAAGATAGTAAAATTAAATTATGCTGTGTAAAGGTCTCTATATATATATATATATTTTATTAATGTGTAATTATTTTTTTTGTATACGAGGCTTTAAAGTTAACATTCTTAACATTATTTATTTAACTATCTGATAATAAAGAAGTTATAAAATAAAAGACAGCATAAAGACAACATTATCACAACATTGCACAACATTATTCCATAAAAAAAAGAGGGATATACCCTCTTCTTCTTACCCTTATGGGTCAATCATCAAACACTACACAATTATAGTTTCTTAAATAAGTCTATGTTAGCCTTAGCCAGTTCATTGCCCTCAGCAATCATACGAACCTTTTTAGCTCGCTTCATTTCTTTTCGCATACGTGCAGCTTTTGTAATACCCATCTC